CTGAAGCCGTGATGAGCCCTCGCTCAGACTTAACGAGGTCAGCCAAAATGGTCTGCAACTCGTTCACCACTGGTCTCATCTCGACCAAGCGATCCATCCACTTCGCGCGCTGAGCCTTAAGCTCCAGGATCTTCCTGGTCAACTCATCTGCCTTCGTCACTTGTCACTCCTTCGGAACACGCCAATCGAACTGCGTTAGCAGCATCGAATCGCGCCAGCCTACACCATTGACCCGCTTGGTCAAACTCTCGTGGCCCGCCTCGAGCTTGGACACCCGCGTGCCCAGCCGCTCGACGCGCCGACCCAGCATCTCGCACTCCTGGCCCAACCATACCACCGCCCCGGCAATGCACCCGATGACCACGCCCACGAACGCAGCCTGCGGCGTGATGCCCTGGCCAATCTGGTGCAGCCAGGCGATCATCGCCTCTTCTCCGCGCGCCTGAGCGCCCACCTCACCCTTTCGGTCAGGTCATCTGGAGCCTTATCGTCGTCCAGGTCGCGCGCGGGCGTACGCTCCTCGTCCTCCTCTTCGTCGACCGGCGGCCGCTTTTTCTTTGGCTTGGCCTTTGGCGGCTTCGCCGATTCCTCCGAAGAGAGACCGCGCTTCTTCAGGAACGCCTTGAGCACACGGTCCGCGGCGTCCTCGATTGAGAGCCCGTATTCCTCTGTGTCGTCGTCGTAGCTGTCTTGGTACACCGCTTCGACCTGGGTCTGCCAGTCACGCAGGTCACGCACGCCGTGTTCCTCTGGAACCTCGGAGTTGACCCACTTTTCGGAGACCTTAGGTGCGCCTTTCTCGGCTTTCGCCTTGGGTTCCTCCCCTTTGCCTGCCTTCAGTTCGGCCAGCTCCTTCTCGAGCTTCTCCGCCTTGAGCTTGGCCGCTCGTTCCGCCGCCGTCTCCTTGGATCCGCCCCGGAGACGCTTGGCGCAGTAGTCGTTGAAGCTGATGCCGAACGTGCTCTCGATGAAAGCGTCGATGGCCGGGAAGTCGCCCTTCGATTCCGCCTCGATCACGTCGAGAATCGGCTGGACCGACCCGAGCGCCTCCTTGGCCATCTTGGAAACGGCCTCCTTGTCCGCGTCGATCGCGGCGCGCTCCCTCTCCAGACCCTCGTTCATGCGGCGCCGCTTGTTTTCGGCGCTGATGAAGTGCTTCTTCCACCCCTCTGCGTCGCCGCCGAGGGGAATCTTGAACACCTTCGCGGCGAGCTCGGCAGCCTTCTCGGGGTTGCGGGTCACCCACGCGCCGAACTTGCGCGCGTCGTCGTACTTCGGCTCCCGGCTCGCCTTCTCGCCCTTCTCCTCAGCACCACCGTCCTCGGTGGACTCCGAAGTTGCACCAGGGGCAGTGTCGGTGGCAGGGGCTTTTGGGGGCGTCGCCGGCTTCTCCTCCGCCGTGTCGTCCTCTTCGACGTCAGCGCCCTTGATCTCGTCCAGTGACTTCTGGACGCCCGTCTTCTGGAGAGCCTTCTCCAGCCGGTCCTTAAAGCCCTGGGATGCCTGCTCCGCCGGGGAGGGCTGGGGCGGGGGCTGCCCCGCCGGGGAGGGGGATTCCCCCTGGTTGCTGGCTTGCAATGTCACTTGTCACTCCTGGCATCGGTGGCGGGGCGCCACCCATCATGTCCGCCGTTGTAGCATCGACGTTGACGTTGGTCTTGACGTTCGATGTCATCGCCTTCTGGCGCTCGGCGCTCGCAATCATCCAATCCAACTCCTCCAGCGTGCGCTTGAGGATGTTGCGCCGGAACTGCGGCACGTCGTCAATCATCGCCTCGAGGTAGGCGTCGAAGCACTGCTTCATGCCCAGCGCTGGGTCGATCCACGGCGGCGGGCTCTGGTACTTCATGGCCCAGAAGTTGGGGTCGCGCAGGTCGCTCTCTTCGGCGTGCAGCGCCAGGTCAATGAGCTTGGCGAAGAAGCGCCGCTGCGTGGATTGCGCCTTGGTCTCGCTCGGGGTGTCGAACGTCGAAGAGACAATGAGCGCACCCTGCTCAGGGCTGATGGTGCCGGCCTGTACCAACTCGTTCGCGAGTTCGGCGCGGTCGGCGGGCGTGTTTTTCTGCTCGCTCACCGCGTAGGGCCGTCTCGCGTACTTGTTCTCGGTGTTCTTCTTCAGAACCTCGACTCCGACCTTTGCGTCGAAGTCTTGACCGGGCCAGGTCACTTGCCAGTTCGGCTCGTGCTCGCCAATCTCACGGGCAGCCGCCACGTTCAGGCTCGCCGCGTCGACCGCGAGCCAATGCCGCCAGTTGCGCTGGATGGGACTGTGCCGTTCGCTGAACAGCGCGGCCACCATGCGCACGCCGCGCCCGCTGGTCATGCCCTCGGGGCGCGATCCCGTGGTGTGCATCTCGTCGACGCCCAGGATCTCGTGCGCCGCCCGAATCAGTTCATCCTTGAACTGGCTCCGGCTACCATCGACGATAGGAATCGACACCGCGGTGGGTGGCCCTCCCTTTTCGCCGTCATACGCCAGCATGGTGACGTCTTTGGCGTTCGCGACGTCTTTCTGGTTTACGGACCGCTTGTCGTACGCAACCAGCATCCCCGAAAGGAGACGCATCGCGCGCTCCTGCTGCTCGACGACGTCATTGGCGGTGTCGAGCGCCCACATGATCGACTCAAGCAGGTTCTCGCTCCAGAAGTCGTCACCGAGACAGCGAGCCATGCGGAAAAACGCAATGCGCGGCTGGTCGTGCTCGTAATCGTCCCACTGGATCGCCTTGCCACCGACGATTCGAGCCTCTCGCCCCTTGAACGACCCGAACGGCAAGCGCCACGCCGTGATGACGCGCACCATCTTGGTTCCGAAGTCCACCTCGCCGTCCGCGCGCATGAACGCCGGCACCTCTTCTGCGGAATCGATGATGAAGTCCTTGTGCTTCTTCCATCGCGGGTCCTCGCACAGGATCTCGGGGTTCTCCCATGTCACATCCACGGTCGTGAGCGGGCGGCCATTCGCGCGATCGTGCGGGTCAATCCACGTATTGAGCGTCGAACGCAGCTGGTGGCTGACGCGCTTGAAGACGAAGTCGGGCTCGACCCGGATACCGACCGTGCCAGTCGAAGCACCAGCCAGAGCAAAACCGTGCCTTCCCAGGTCCCAGATGTTCTGGAACAGCCCCTGCGGCTCATGAAAGTTCCCCTCGACGAAGCGGTCCTGCCAGACCGCCACGCGCTTCTCTTCCCAGGTGGCGTCGGTGGTGACCTGCTGGCTCTTTGGCTCGTCCAGGCCCGCGATCTTCGCGGTCATGGTCTGCACCAGCGACCGGCCGTGGTTGAGGCGGTGTTTGCCCCACCGTCGCCCACGCGCGCTCCGGCGGTAGGTGTCGAACCCCAGGCTATCGAACAGGCAGCCGCCGTAGATGCTCGAGTATACCGCGGCGCCTCGGGCGGCCATCTCGTGGCGCCAGGACAGCTTGGCCTGGGACTCGCCGAAAAGGGTAGCCAGGGCCTGAGCACCCTCGTCCGGCTTCATCCGGGACCAGTTGCACTTGCCCTGGTCAGCCATCGTTCCACAACTGGGCGAGCCCGAAGGCACCCAGCCCCTGCATCATGAGCGGTCCGAGCGTGGTCCGGGTTCGCAGCTTCATCGGTCACTCAGCCTAGCTGTTGTGCCCCAATCGGTCAATCGTGTTACTGTCCGGGTGACCATGCTGCTCGAATTGATAGCACTGCACTGTCTCTGCGATTATCCGCTCCAAGGTGACTTTATGGCGCGCGGCAAGAGTACGGCCGCGCCCATACCAGGCGTACCCTGGTGGCTAATACTGGCGTCCCACGCCGCGATCCACGCAGGCGCTGTTGGCCTGATACTCCCTGTCCAATACGCCCTGTTTGAGGGCCTGGCCCACGCCGCCACAGACCATGCCAAGTGCAAAGGATGGCTGGGGAAAGGCGAGCTCTCTTTCGTCTTAGACCAGGCGATTCACGTCGCCCTCAAAGTGGCATACGTGTGGATACACGACTGAACGCATTCCTCAGGTTCGGCCAGACGATTGGCGGATACGCCGATTCGCCGCAGTGGTCCGCGATCATGAACGGGTGCCACGCCAAGCAGCGGCTGTTCATCGAACACGCGGACATCGCGGTGGCCGGCCGCGGCGGCGGTAAGAGCGAGGGGCAGGCCCGCAAGTTCCACCGGCGCAGCCACCTGTTCCCGATGAAGTCCAGCGTGTTCATTACGCTTTCGGCGGAACGCAGCCGTGACATCCTGCTCCCCGCGCTCGAGCGCATGAGCGAGCGCTACGGGCTCGGCCTGCGGGAATACCGCAAGGCCAACGCCATGGTCTGGCCGAACGGCTACCGGGTCCTGTTCCGGGGGTGCAAAGACAGGGTGGAGGCGAACAAGCGCCGCGGCACGCCCTGGGTCGAGGCCGGCTGGGACGAGCCGGATACCATCGCGCCCAACCTGCTCGAGTACGACATCCACGAGTGCGTCGAGCCACGCCTGGTGGACTTCAACGGTTCGTGGTTTGCGACAGGCACCCCGTCGGCCGTGCCCACCGGGTACTGGCACACCCTCTCGGACGGCAAGAATCCGCACTACCGTGTGATCGAGTGGGACGCTCGCGAGAACCCGTACATGCCCAACGTGCTCGCCTACTTCGAGAAGGCGCTGCGCCGCATGGATGGCATCCCGCCGCGCGAGAAGTGGCCGCTCGACTGCAAGCGACTGGAGGACCTGTACACCAAGGCCCACATGCACCTGCTCCCGGCGAAGTTCGTCCGGGAGTACCTCGGACTGTGGGTCATGGATCTGCAGTCGCTCATCTACCGGCTCACGCCCCGGAACTCCTACAGCGGAACCATCCCTTTCGATGTCACCCGGACCACCATCGGCGTCGACCTCGGAGGCGCCGAAAGCAAAGGTGAGCGGGAGAAGCTAGACCGCACGGCCATCTGCGTTGCCCAGTCGACCGCGTCCCTTCCGACAGTCTGGGTGCCCGAGTGCTACACGCTGCGCGACGTCACCCCGCAATCGCTCGCCGCCGAGCTGCTGCGCCTCATAGAGCGCTACCCCGACGCCACTGTAGAGATCGACAGCGCGGGCGCTGGCGTCATCATCGAGCGGCAACTCCGCCTGATGGGCATCCCAGTGCGCGCTACCGTCAAGGGCCCGAAGCTGCGCCGCATCCAGTCCGTCCAGGGCGCAATAGCCGCCGGACACCTGCGGCTGCACCTCACAAAGTGCATGAGCGCCCGCGAGGAGGCCACCACGCTGGTGTGGGACGACATGCGCAAGGACCACAGCAAAAAGTGCATGGACGACAGCTGGGACGCGCTACTGTACGCCGTGCTGCCCCACATCGGCGAGCACGAGGTGGCCGACCCTCCCATGCACCAGCCCAAGCCCGGCAGTCAGGCGGAGCGAGATGCTACCGAGGCTGCCGAGCTCGAGGAGGCGTTCGCCGAAGCGATGCGCTCTATCGACGATGAGGCCGCGTGACTCAGCGGCCGGCGTTGATGCGCAGCTCCGCGGTCTTCTGCGCGTTGACACGAGCACGGGCGTCGGCGATCGAGATGTTGAGGGTGGCGGCGAGGCGGGCGATGTACTGGTCGATGTTGGTCATGCCCCTATGAACGTCCACCCCGCCGCTCCCTTGAGCGGAATCGTCAGGGACAGTTCGTGGTCGTCCCGCTCGTCTCACGGTAGCAGTCGAGCTGGTGCTTCTCGGTGGTGGTGTACGTCTGGAGCCCCGTCCAGTCGTTAGTCAGCGGAGCGTTCAGGCTGATCGACGAGAACATCAGGTCGTCCGTTGCCGTGCTGTGACCGAAGCCGAGCGCGTGGCCCATCTCGTGTCGTCCCACGTTCTCGACCACGATGCCGCGCTGTGCATTCGTGGCCACCGCCCAGCCTGAGCTGTTCGTGATGAAGTCGTTGCGCACGAAGACGTTGCAGTTGCGGTACTGGCACAGCTGGCCAAACTGGGTGTCGTGGCAGTCGAGAATGTGGTCGATGTTCTCGCTGCAGTCGCTCCTCCCCGCGCGCCCAGCCGGCACGTTCGCGCCCGATGTGGTGCAGCGTATGTCGAACGGATCCGACAGGTCGAAGTTGTGCCCTGGCTCCGGCCCAGTCGTGTAGGTGTGCACCTCGATGCTCCAGCCGTTCGCATTGGCCACGTCGCGCGCATGGTTCGCTGCGTCCAGGATCTGGTCTTTGAACAGCTGCGTCGGGCAGGTGTACTGGTGCACACCGATCGAGAACTGCCGGATGTCCGGCACCCCGCACGTGCCGCCTGACCAGGGCGGAGAGCACTTGGTCCCGTCCACCTCGAACCCGTAGTTGCCCTCGATGTAGATGGGCTGCTCGAGCGTTCCCAGCTCTTCGCCGGCATCCACGCCCGTCATGTCCCGCTCGACGTTGTCCGTCTCCGGGTCGTACTCCGGCTCCGGCACGTCACCGATGGGCCCGGAGCAGCCGCAGTGCAGCCCGCTGGCCAGAAGCAGCACCGAGCCAGTGAGCGCGAGTCGCACGATGGTGCTCAGCATTCCTCACCTCCCTCGTCGGGTGCGGACTTGCCCTCGGCGCTCCTGAGCATCTGGCGTTCGAGCTTCGCGATGTAGCCGTCCAGCACCACCTTCAGCGCGGTCGGCACGGGCGTGGGCTCCCACTTGTAGCTCATCACCTGCACCTGTTCGTGCATCTTCTCCAACGCCTCGCACAGCGCCAGGCTCAGGTCCCGCATCGCCGCCGGGTAGCGATCGATGTGCTCCTCCACCAGATGGCTCACTGCGGCCACCGGGCGCCCCTGACGCCTCTCTTCGATGAGCCGCGTCGCCGTCAGCAGCGAGCAGAACTCAGCGCTCGTCAGGCGGTCGAATGCCTTGCTCGACGCCACTCGCCCGTCCGGGGTCTCGTTGATGACCCAGTGCCAAAACGCCTTCAATTCCTTCATGTGCCCAGCTTCCGTCCTGTCTCAGAATGAGCTGACTGACGCTGCACCCCATGTACAGCGCCAACTGCTCGATGCTCGTGAACTCCCGGAACCGCCGACTCGACGGCGGCTCCTCCTCGTACATCACCCCGTCAGACCCCTCGTACAGTCGCATACCCCCTCCTTCATGTCACCAGCCCTGCTCTGCCATCTCGTTCAGATGGGCGATGATGCGGCGGCGGGCTGCGAACCGAGCGCCCCTGCCGTCCAGCACTCGGCGGCAATCGGCCACCATCGCCTCGTCTCCAACACTGGCCGCGTCCTTGGCCAGCTGCTCAATCATCGCCACGGTCAGGTTGTCGATTGTGATCATGCCCAGGTGAACGTCACCTCCGCCCGGGCCTTGAGAGAAAAGCGGCATCACCGCTCGCAGTAGTTGCATGCACCCGTTCCGCCGTGAGCGTGCACCGGGCAGTCAAACATCTCGTCGACTTCGATCTCCACCTCGTCCCGCTCGGCCTTCATGAACACCGAAGAGAAACACCCGCTTTCATCCGCGTCTTCCTCGTACACCAGCTCGCCGCTCAGGCCGCACGCACCGCACTTCACCTTCCGACCGTCGCACGCTTGGGCGCTGTCACCCTCCTCGAGAACCAGCACCGGCTCGCAGCACGAGCCGCAGCGCACCTCGTAGTCCGCGTGCATCACTTGCTGACCTCGTAGCCGACCAGGCGCACCCGGAGATCGACACCCGCCGCCGCATCGGCCAGAAGCTCGGACTCCAGCGCAATCGCTCGCTCCGCCTCGTCGGCCGTCATGTAGTCCAGCTCCGTGGCCAGCCCATCCGCAACCAGTCCGCCCAGCATCATCGTGTTCATGCTCCTGTGAACGTCAGCCTGCGCCGACCCTTGAGATGAAAGTGACCGTGTGCCCCCGGGCCTTCTCCGACCCGGGGGCCACTGCCGCCACAGCAACAGGTAGGGCTTTGGGGTATCTGGCCCCCTATTGCAGAATCTTGACCTCGACCCATCCGGTCCGGCAGACTTGACACCAGGATCTTTCAGGACGCCGAGACGGAGTCGAGGCGGGACTGTCACTTCAGTGGAACACCACGTCCAGCCGTGCCAACGCGCTTGTGTCTCGGCTGAGTGATCCTCAAGAAGTCACGCCACGGTATCAGTGACTCTGGTCTAGCCGACCACCATATCTTTACATGGATCCCATGTGACTCGAACGCCGTGAACAGCGACACCTGAGACGGCCTCAGCCTATCCTTCGCACCCTTCACCTCGACGAGTAGCAGCTCACCTCCTCTAGTCAGGAAAAAGTCTGGCCATCCAGAGCGGTGCACTTCCCAACCGAGATCGGTGGCCAGTGCCCTGAACTTGTTCTCGGCGAGGCTCACGAGCGGAGCGTCATGGTTACCGGGATTGAGACGAGGGCGCTTGGCCCTCTCCCGCCCCGACTGAATTGCTGCGTCGATCTGCTCCAGCATCGGCTTGGATGCTGGATGCCTGTTTCGCTTCACGTCTGCGCCTCCTGTTCTGACGAGCGATCGCGTTCCTCGACTGCCTCAGGCTCCAGTGCCGGCAGCGTTCGCCGCAGAACTGGCCAGGCCTGCCCGTGAGTATGACCTGCTTGAAGGGTCCACCGCACACCTTGCAGCTGCGCACGATGAGGTGGCCGAGCTCGGGGTGAGCCTTGGCCTCGGCGTAGCGCTTGCGCAACGTCTCACGTCTCTTCGGTGGCACGGCCATGCATCCTCACGAGGGCTTCGAAGGAAAGCGCTGAGCGGCTGCCGATGCTCCACTCGCTCGACAGGCCGAGCTCCTTGGCCTTGGCAGTGCGCTCCGTCCTGAGCAGCACCTCCTTGCGGTGCGTGCACTGCAGCGAGCAGCAGAGCCGTGGGCGACCCCATCGCTGGTAGGTGAACTCCTTGGCGCAGTCGGGGTTGGCGCACACCGCCGTGGTCGGGATGCGCTCTCGCCGAAGCGCGGATGCTCGCACACCACACTGCACGCTGCAGCAGTCATGTCGGTTGCGCTGCGTAGCCAGCGCCTTACCGCACCCAGGGTTGGCACAGCGCCTCACGGGTCCACCTTGTCGCTTGGTCGAGGGCCTTCCTCGCCCGTGGGCGCGTGGCTCATGCACCACCAGATGAAGTGACTCCAGCCTGCAGCCGGGTCGATCTCGGTCAGACCATGCTGGTTGCACTTGGCCACCGGCAGACTCGGGCTCTTACGCATCAGCGTGCACCCGCACTTGTGCCTCGCCACGAAGCTCATTCGCTCTCCTTTGGACTCCAGCCGCTCTCCCTGAGCAGCGCGTAAACCTGATCGGCAGCTTCGACGAGAGCTTTAGCGATTGGCTCGGGTGGCGCCGAAAGCATGTGCACCAGCTGCGCATGGTTCAGTCCGTTGCGCTCATGCCAAGCATCCCCGCTCGGTTCCGCCTCGGGCTGACGGTGGTGCGCACCGGTCCCGTAGTCGGCTGGGAACCGCCGCTCCTTGAGTCGGCCCACCCACTCGAGTTCCTTCACGTCCACCCCACTCTTGTCCGAGTGGCCGCATTCGCTGCAGGTGTAGGCCCACCCCCCAGCCACGATGGCCTGGTGCAACTGGACCAGCCGCTTGGCCTCTGCGCTAGAGCCGGCCTCCTCGATGCCCCTCTCGGCCATCAGGTAGTCCCGAGCGAATGACCCCCAGGGCTCCTCATCCGGGTTCGCTCGGCCCCTCTCCAACCAGTCGTGCAGGTTCTGGTGGGCATACCCCGCTCGGGCAGCAACACCCCTTCGGGACATGCCCGTCGAAGCCAAGGCAATAAGCCTTGTTCGCACCTCAGGGTTGTCGAGATGACTAGGCTTTCCCTTGCGCTTTCGCAGTGTCGGATAGGGTGATTGTGCCATGGTGTCCGGTTAGGCCGTCCGGTTTGCGGCCTCTTGGTCAGTGGGCCCGTTTTCATCCTGTGGTTCTGACGAGTTAAGCACGACAGGCTCCCAGGTAAGTCCGTCGTAACTGATGGCGGACGCCGAAGGGAAGAGTGCCCAGAGCGACTCCTGCTGCATACCGCTGTCCGGGACGCTGAACTCGTTGCGCCATGTCGTGCAGTCGAGGCGCCTGCCGACGAGTGTGACGCCCCTGCTCATTGGGCCTCCCAACGGAGTTTGGCCTGCAGTGGGTGCTTATCCACACGCGGTCTTGTAGTGCACGACCAGGACCTTCCACGCACCTCCGCAACCACGCTCCAGCCCGCTGCGCGCAGGCTGGCACCAGGCTCGCTGGCGAGCGTGTACGTGACCAGTTTGCGGTACCCCATGGCGCGGCACGCGCGCCAGGCTGCTCCGTAGAGCAGGGAGCAGGCGTTGCGTGAGCCATCGCTGCAGAGGCGCGTCACCTCGGCAGTGAAACCGTCTTGCAACTCTCGCGCGACGGGGCGCCCAACGATAGCCACAGCCACGACTGACTCACCGTCGGTGGCACCGACCGCGAACAGCCCTCCAACAGGAGCAGGGTGATGACGGTGGTGCTGGTCAACGAATGAGCGCGCTTCACCGAGCGTCACAGGGCACAACTCGATAGTCATGGAGTCGAGCCGTCTGCAGACGAGGGTTTCAGTTGCTTGCGGCATGCCCACCGCACCCAGTACTCCTGCACAGCCTCGCACAGCACCTGGTCTGGTGTGCGCTTGTCGGCTGCTGCCATGCGACGCACTCGCTCGGCGAGCTCGGGCGTGAGTCCGCCTCGCTCAGCCACGGGTCAGCTCCTGCAGCTGGTTGACAGCATCCTGCGCCGAGGTGACAACCAGCCTGGGCCAGCCGTCGGTCTGCGCGTACCAGGCGCGCTGCGCTGGCGTGAACTTGGACTCCGGCAGCGTTCCAGACTTGTTGGTCGCGGTCTTCACCTCGACTGTGACCCAGAACTTTTGACCGAACGGTCTCTCGCGTCTAGCTGCCACCAGGATGTCCTCCAGACCCTTGCCGTGCGCGTGCAGGCTGATGGCGTGGAAACCCATGGCGCGGATGGCGTCGAGCACAGCCGAGTGGTTCTGGTCGGTGCGGCGCGCTCTCACTTCAGCCCCCGGCGCGCGAGTTCGGCGCGAGCGAAGTTGACCAGCCACATCTCACGGCTGAACTCGCACTTTCGCAGCCATTCCTCATCGAGTTGCGCGTTAGCATCCAGCACCCGCTGCTCTGCCCGGCGCCTGTCATCTGCAGCGAACCAGTCCTCGCGAGTGAGCATGGGGCGTTCGGTGCGGGTCAGCGCCGCGGGCGGCGCCGTTACACCGCTACCGCCACAGGATGGACAGGGCTCTGATACGCGTTCATTGTGGTATACGGGTGCCATCCACGATCCGTTGCCGCCGCAGGAAGCACACTTTTTGGCCCCATCGATCAGACACCAGGCGCATTCCCCAGCAGCGGGCTGCTGGTGGCCGCAGTCGGGTCGCACTGCTCCTGGGTCACTCCCCCAGGTGTGCGCTGCGGGCTTCCCGTCGAGGTGGGCCTCGATGCGCTCCAGCAACGTGTCGCTGACGCACCCAGTCACCTCCCTCAGCAGCGCGTTCGCGGCGGCGAGGTCTGTCTCTGCTGTCAAAGCGCGTGCCTCCGACTCAGATGCAGACTTCCGAGCAGTCTCAGCGCACACGCTCAGCTGCTCCACATCCGCGCGCAGGGCGGCGGCCTCGGATTCGGCGCGGTCGAGACGCTCAACAATTGCTTGCTGATGCTCCAATGCGGCGGCTACTCGCTGGTGACCGCGCATCTCGGCAGCCGCGCTGACGCGAGCAGCGTCTCTATCGGACTCCGCCGCCTCGGCACGGGCGGTCAGCGCGTCGATGATGCGGATGGCTTTGGGTCCTGACGCCTGGCACGTTCCGCGCCTGACGGCTTCGCGCTCGTCCGCGGTCAGGGTCTCGGTCATACACCACCCTCCAACAGTCCCGCCGCCATCAGCAGGTAGAATCCCTCGACCACGTGGTCCGTCGCCTGCTGTGATAGAGCAATGCAGTCACTCGGCGAAAGGCAGGAGCGCAGCGTCGGCTCCTCGTTCTCCTGGTACGGAGACACCATCGGCTCCGTGGCGTCGTCATCCTCCTGGTACTGGCAGAGCTGCAGTTCGAGCTTCACTTGCCCAGCTCCCATACACTGCTGACCGGCGCGGGCGGCAGAACACGCACGCCGCACACCTTGACCTGACGCTTGTCCTCGCTGCGCACCAGCGGGAACGGCTTGCCATCGACACGAGCACGCACATGGCGCACGAACGCAACGTGGTCGCACGGGGTCGGTGTACCCTGCACTTGCATGATGCCAGGACCGTAGGCGTACACCGCGCCGCTCGGCGCCACGTACACGTCGTATCTGTTGCGGTAGTGCTGACCCGCACTCTCGACCGGAACCACCATGTAACTCGTCCTCTCGCTGTTGATCATGACTCACCCCCAAACTCCTGCAACCCACGCTCAGTCACTCGATACCGAGCCATGCCCTGCTTGCCGGACTTCGACGCCTCGTACGACTCCAGCGTCAGCATCCCGTGGTCCTGGTGCAGGCAGAGGGCCAGCGAAGCGAACTTGCTCTTCTGGCCCACGTACCGCACCCCGCCACCGCGGATCACCTGGCGCATGAAGCTGCGCGCCGACTCTGTCCACTTGCCTTGCATGACCTGAGTGAACGGCGGCGGCGCGTCAGCCTTGAGCGGAAACCGCATCATCGGTGTCGATCCCTGTGGCACCCGGAACAGAGCCACTCGACGTCCAGCGGAATAGAGTAGTCACGGTGGTGCGCCTGCACCTTAGTGTTGCCGCATGCGCACGCAGACCTAACCAGACGCCCATCGCGCAAGGCGTTGCCGACAGCCACCCTGGCTGCCCGCTTCTCCGGGTACAGCAATGCCTGCTTTGCGCTCGCTCTTCTATGTGACCTCTTGCCTGCGTCGGTCCTGGCATACGACTTGGCAGCTTCCACCCTGTGCGGGAGTCTGGCCCTGGCAGCGTCGTACGCCCTGTGAGCCTCGATATTGTTGAGCCTGTGTAAGCGAACGTCGCTCCTAGTGCACTCCTTGCACTTACCCAGAAGGCCATCCGCCATCTTTGGGTGCGAGTAGAACGCAGACCTAGAGAGTATGCGTCCGCACTTGAAACAAGTCTTATCAGACATCAGAAAGGTATGTCTGAGTCGTCCGGCGGGAAGTCTGCAGGCTCACTCTTCTTCGGAGAACCATTCCGCTCGGGACGCTGGCCGTCGCCCTTGCCGCCGCCGATGAGCACAACGTTGGTGGCCACCACCTCGGTCCTGTACTGCTTCACGCCATCCTTGTCGTACGACGACGTGGCCATGCGACCCTCCACCAGTAGTGGTTCACCCTTGCGCAGCATCCGCGACAGACCCTCGCCACGCTTGCCCCAGATGACCACGTTCACCCACTCGGTGCGCTCCTGCTTCTGGTTGTTCGAGTCCAGGTACTTCTCGGTGCATGCCAGCCTGAGCTTCAACACGCTCGTGCCGCCGCTCGTCACGCGCAGCTCCGGGTCCGCACCCAGGTTGCCAACTAAGATGACTCGATTCATTCCCTCAGACATCAATCTCTCGCTTTCCTGACGCCGTCAGCGCCCACTCGCCCACATCCACGCGCTCCGGGGAGCGCATCCAGCCCTTGGCTTTGCACCGAAGCATGAGCGATCGCGCGCTCACTCTGGTGATGCCGAGTTCACGGCCGACATCCGTTGCACTCGGAGCGTGGCCAAGCTCGGCCCACAGCCGAGCCACGACCACCATACATTGCCGCTGTTCTGCGGTAGGGCGCGCTCTCACTTCAGCCCTCGGCGCGCTAGTTCGGCGCGCATCTCGCGGACCGAAAGCACGAACGGAGTTCCGTCACGTGCATCATGCAGCGTAACGAGCTCCGTCTCGATGATTCGCTCGGCCTCGGTGCGGGTCGGCGCCGCGGGCTGGCCGGCGAGGTGGGCGTCAATGGCGCGGCGAAACTCAGGTGAGTTACAGACGACGCGCCCCAGCAGTGCGTCCGCGGCGGCGAGCCTTGCTCTGTCGCCGCGCCCGTGAGCGTTCTGCGCCTGCGTTAGTTTCTGCTCTGCCGCCTCGGCACGGTCTCGCGCTTCTTCCCGCTCGCGCTTCAGCTGCACCGCCTGCTCGACCAGCGCCTCGCGATCGGCCTGGTGCGCGTCGATGATGCGGAGGGCTTTGCTGACCACGTGTCCTGGCAGACCGGACGCAATCATCTCCAGGTCGTACCGGTCGTATTCGGTCAGGGTCTCGGTCATAGCGCCACCCTCCGCCTTGTAGGCCTCTCGAATGTCACTCATGACAAGACACTAGCAGCATGCGAGCAGCATGCAACCAGGTTTCGCATGCGACACATTGAGACACATTGCAGCGTGACACTAAGATACGTGGCGCTCTTGACCATAGTGGAAGCGCGTGGAACAACGTGTATTAACAATTCCACTGTGGAGTTTCGTCGCACATGAGCATGAGGTTCACCAAACTATTCTCCAGCATCACCGAGAGCACGGTGTGGCTGCTTCCGGATTCGACAAGACTCGTTTGGATTACGCTACTTGCGATGGCTGACCGCAATGGCTGCTGTTATGGCAGCGTTCCCGGTCTCGCACATAGGGCGAGGGTGTCTGTGGATGCGTGCCGAGAGGCGCTTAGGGTGTTTCACGAGCCCGACCCTGATAGTCGCACCAAGGACTTCGAAGGTCGAAGAATCGATACCATCGAAGGAGGATGGTTGCTGCTCAACCATTCGAAGTACCGAGCCATTCAGAGCGACGAGGCGCTGAGAGAATCGAAGCGCGCCTACATGCAGCGCTCCAGAAATGTGGAAGAGCAGTTCCACAGTGGAAAAAGCTCCTCTGTATCTGTATCTGGATCTGTAGAGGGGGACGGGGGGAGACCCGCTTCCAAGAAGCGGCCAGGTAAGTTCGTTCCTGACGAGTGGCAACCGACGGACAAGCATCGCTCCTTCGCCGAGTCGAACCGGTTGAACCTAAGCGTCGAGATCGAGAAGTTTCGCGATTGGGAATTCAAAGACGCGAAGTCCGATTGGAACCGCGCGTTCAGCAACTGGTTGCGCAGATGCGTCGAGCGTCGAGGGGCGTCGCCTGCGCATCCTGCGTTCCGTGAGGAGGACAAGGGCTTTGCGTGAGGGACGAGCGTATCCAAGCGATCCGGCGAGCTCTGTCGGACCCGCACCGCGTAGTCGCGAGACTCGGACTCGGAGAAGGATCGAAGCGCCAGCACCAAGGTCTTCTCGTTCGGTGTCCCTCCCACTCCGAACGCACACCATCGTGCTCGGTCACGAGAGGTCCGGACGGCAGCCTGCGGGTCAAGTGCTTCGGGTGCGACCTAGCCGGAGACATCCTGACGTTGGTGGCGGTCGCCAACCGGCTCTCGCTTCGGCGAGACTTCGCCAGTGTGCTGGATGCCGCATCGGAGCTGGCCGGGCTGCCCAGGGGCGAGGATGCCTGTTTCACGCGTTTCACGGGGGCGCCAATCGACTTTCCCGAGTCGGACGTGTCAGGTGTCGTCCGGGAGTATCCGAAGCCGCAGGACGTCAAGGCGCTCTGGGAATCGGCATTGCCCACCGGTCAGGTCGAGTGTGCCGATATGATGCTGTACCTGAGGGGTCTGGCCCCCGATGCTGACCTTGCTCGAGCGCTTCCTGACGGTGCTGTTCTACCTGATTGGGCTCGATTCCGTGGAGAGACGTGGGTTGAGACTGGACATCGAGTCATCGTGCCGGCGTACGACCATGAGGGCACGAGGCGCAGCGTGCGTGCGTGGGCGACGACGCCTGGGTACGAGGGCCCGAAGAGGCTTCCACCGGCAGGGCATAAGGCCACTGGTCTGGTGCTGGCCAACCAGTGGGCGCTGGAGATGCTTCACGCGAGCGCGGCTCCTTGTCGACTTCTCATTGGTGAAGGAGAAGGCGATTACCTGGCGCTGTGCCAGGCGTACCCGTGCACCGCGGTTATCGGGGTGGTGAACGGTAGCTGGTCGGATGCGTTCGCAGAGCGCGTTCCGTTTGGGTCAGAGGTGATGGTGCGCACGCACCGAGACGAGGCGGGTGAGCGATACGCGCAAGCCATCCTCAAGAGTGTGAAGGGTCGAGCCGTTGTTAAGAGGGTTGCGTGAAACAGATAGAGCTTACCAGAGGGCGCTTCGCGAGCGTAGATGACGATGACTTCGATGCGCTATCAGCGCACAAGTGGCGCCTCCGCGTGAGCACAAGATCTAGTCGCGGCACATGTTATGCGATCCGATCTGTTGGCGGGCGCACCGTGCTCATGCACCGGGTTATCGTGAACGCCATCGAGGGTCAGATAGTTGACCACATCAATGGTGATGGCCTGGATAACTCCAGGTCCAATCTCAGGGTTGTTACCCACTCTCAGAGCATGATGAACCGAGTCTGGAGCCGAGACGGAATGACATCTCGGTTCCAGGGTGTGACATGGGATAAGTGTTGCAAGAAGTGGAGGGCGCAGATCTTCTGCAATGGGAAGAGGATATATCTCGGGGTGCATGCCGAGGAGGATGCGGCCTATGCCGCCTACAAGGCAGCATGCGCTGAGTTGTTTGGAGAGTTTTCACCGAGGCTGCCTTGAGCAAGAAGGTCATCGATGACAATGACCGGCTCAAGGCCGGCACGCTGCCAGAAGATCCTTTCGAGGGAACTGCGGTAGCCGACGAGGTTCCGCGCATCCTCACCGTCCGCGAGTTGCTTACCGGCTCTGGTACGCGCTCCCGATCGAGGCGTCGGGACGTGTACGGCACCACCGGGCACCACAAGCTCGACGCCATCACAGGCGGTCTGCGACCTGGCGACTGCTGGCTGGTAGGTGCCGACACCAGCTGGGGCAAGTCCTCTTTCGCTGTGATGGTGATCGACGAGAACCTGCGGCGAGGCAAGCAGGTGCTACTCGTGAGCTCCGAAGACAGCGAGCACACCTACGGTGACCGGCTGATGTGCCGCCGCTCGCGAGTGCCGGCGCAGTCGCTGCGTGACCGCCGGCTGACCGCGGCAGACCAGGAGGCGATCGCCAGGGTCGAGTCCGAGGCACGACCGGACCCGGTGTTTATCGACGCACGCGGCAAGACGGTGGAGTGGCTTGCACCCCAGGTGAAACGCGCGGTGCGGGAGTACGGAATCGAGGTGGTCATCTTCGACTACATCGGCGCGTTCACCTGCAAGATTGGGCAGCAGGACCGACGCAACGCGGTGACCTACACGGCGCGCGTGCTGACCGACGTGGCCAAGACAGCCAAGCCTGGGGGTGTGTGCGGCATTCTCCTTTCGCAGCTGACAATCGCCGAAGAGGGAACTGAGCCAGGAAAGTACGCATTCCGCGACAGCAAAGACCTAGTGCAGATGGCAGAGATTGCGCTGGTCGGTTTCCTTGCGCCAAAGGACTCTGTGGAGCATGGTGTGCGTGCCGGTGATCGGGTGATGAAGGTCGCCAAGTGCAAGCAGGGTGAAGCCGGCAAGAAGGTGCTGATGGCATGGGACCCGGTGGTCGCATGCTTCGATGCGGTGCATGACGAGGAGGCCCGTCGCCTCGACCAACTGACAGACGGGATGCGGGACTGGAGAAGTGATGACGACGATTCGTGAGATGCAGAAACAGGTGCACGATCTGGCGGTGTCCAAAGGGTGGCACGAGGACCGTGACATCACCAGTCCGCACGTGCTCGGATCAATGCTGGCGCTGATTCACAGCGAGGTCAGCGAGGCCCTGGAGTGTATCCGAGGCCAGGAGATGCATCTGTACTTCGAGGCTACAGGGAAACCGCTCGGTCTCCCGAGCGAGCTGGCCGACGTGGTCATCCGTTGCCTCGACATGGCAGAGGCGCTGGACATCGACCTGCAGGCGGTCATCGAGGAGAAACACGCTTACAACACGACGCGGGCGCGTCGTCATGGGGGCAAGGCTCTGTGAGGACACAGAAGCCGGTGGCTGCGCAGCACGAGGCTGACCGCATCCTGCGTATCGCGGCGTCGCACTTCGGGGTGGAGCCGTTCTACCTGCTGGCGCCGGGTCGGGAGAAGTCCCGCATCCGAGCGCGGCACATCACGATGGCCATCATGCGAGAGCACCTCGACATGAGCTACACCGAGTTGGCCCAGTACTGGGGCGGGTGTGACCACACGACGGTGCTGAACGCCGTCAAGCGTGCGCGGGTCAAGCGGATGAGCAAGCCGAAGTGGGCCGAGGACTTCAGCGCGCTCGAGTGCGCGATGCTGCCGTGGCGCGAGGAGTCGGAGATCGAGAAGCTGGAGCTTTGCGCTTGACAACGTATGACGAGTTCCTGGCGCGCAAGGCGCTGAAGCACGTGGCTACCGGCATCGCAGACCCGCCGATGCTGAGCGCGAGCCTGTTCCCATTCCAGCGCGATGTGGTGCGCTGGGCGCTGCAGCGCGGCCGCTGCGCGCTATTCGAGGAATGTGGGCTTGGCAAGACGAGGCAGGCAATCGAGTGGGCATCCGTAGTCGGCGATCACACTGGGAAGCCGGTGCTCATTCTCACTCCGCTCGCTGTGGCGCACCAGTTCGTAAAGGAGGGAGAAGTCATGGGCGTGGACGTGGTCCACGTCCGGGAAGCGGTTGACGTTCCAGATGAAGGCTACGCCGGTATGCCGAATATCCTGGTGTCGAACTACGAGCGGCTGGACAAGCTAGAGGCGATCATCCCTTACCTAGGCGGCATCGTGCTCGACGAGAGCAGCATCCTGAAGGCCTACGACGGCAAGACGCGGACGGCGCTCATCGAGGCGTTTCAGGAGACGCCGTTCCGGCTGGCGTGCACTGCGACACCGTCGCCGAACGACGTCACCGAGCTAGGGAACCACGCCGAGTTCCTGGGAGCAATGAGCCGCGTCGAGATGTTGGCCACGTTCTTCTGCCACGACGGCGGCGACACGAGCACATGGCGATTGAAGGGGCACGCCGAGGCGGACTTCTGGGCATGGGTCCGGACGTGGGCTGTATGCTTGTCGAAGCCGAGCGACATGGGCTACAGCGACGATGGGTACATCCTGCCACCGCTGGAGTTGCACGAGCACGTGGTTGATGTGGACCAGAGAATGGCGCGCCAGGCTGGGCTGCTGTTCGCGTTCGAGGCCACTACGCTTACGGACCAGCGGGCGGTCAAGCGCGAGACGATGACGGAACGAGTGGCGCTGGCGGCGCAGCTGGTGAACGACACTCCGGGACAGTGGCTGGTGTTCTGCGACCTGAACGACGAGAGCGCGGCGCTGACCAAGGCGATCGGTGACGCCATCGAGGTCACGGGCTCGGACACGGCGGAGCGTAAGGAAAACGCCATCATTGCCTTCGCCGAAGGAAAGCAGCGTGTGATGGTGTCCAAGGCGTCGATCGTGGGCTTTGGGGTGAATCTGCAGAACTGCAACCAGATGGTGTTCGTCGGCCCAGACCACAGCTACGAGAAGTTCCACCAGACGGTTCGCCGCTGCTGGCGATTCGGGCAGACCAAGACGGTGCACGTGCACAAGGTGGTGACGTCGGCGGACGGACGGGTCGTACACAACCTGGAGCGCAAGCGGGTCGAGCACGAGGCGATGGTTAGGGGGATGGTGAAGGCAGTGGACAGCGAAGCCGGAAGGAGAAAGCGAGTGGAGCATGCCGAAGGGATCAAGGAGACGGGTCGCTCGTGGGAGATGCGACTCGGAGACTGTGTTGAACTGTGTCGTAACCTGGATGGTGACTCTGTGGGTTTCTCGGTGTATTCGCCGCCGTTCGCCAGCTTGTATACATACAGCGACTCCGACCGGGACATGGGCAATTGCCGAGACCACGAGGAGTTCTTCGCCCACTACACCTACCTGCTGCGCGAGCTGTTCAGGGTCACCAAGCCGGGACGCCTCAGCTCGGTGCACTGCATGATTATGCCAACCAGCAAGGTGCGCGACGGCGTCATCGGGCTGACTGACTTCCCTGGCCAGATCATACGGGCGCACCAGGAAGCGGGATGGGTGTACCACTCGGACGTTGTCGTGTGGAAGGATCCCGTGACTGCCATGCAGCGCACGAAGGCGCTGGGCCTGTTGTGGAAGCAGATTCAAAAGGATTCGTGCATGTCGCGCATGGGCCTCCCTGACCGCGTGGTGACGTTCCGAAAGCCGGGCGTCAACGCCGATCCGGTGGGACACAGCAAGGCGGAGTTCCCTGTCGACCAGTGGCAGCGCTGGGCTAGCCCGGTGTGGGACGACATCAACCCGAGCGACACGCTGCAGTATCAGTCGGCGCGCGAGGAGAAGGACGAGCGCCACATCTGCCCGCTGCAGTTGGAGGTGATTCGCCGGTGCGTTCGACTGTGGAGCAACCCCCGGGACACCGTGCTCTCTCCTTTCGCCGGGATCGGTAGCGAGGGGCATGTGTCGGTTCAGGAGGGTCGCCGGTTCCTGGGGTGCGAACTGAAGCCGTCATACTTCCGGCAAGCGTGTGCCAACTTGAGAGCCGCCGAGTCCGCCACGATCGACCTGTTCTCTGCGGCTCGCTCTTAACCTTGCACTCAGGACGCATGCTGCTAGCATGACAGCATGAACATCTACCAGCGAATCAACGCCATCATGCGGGATGTCCCTGGCGTCCGTAAGGAGCGCAACAACCCTCAGGGCCGGTACGCCTACGCCGGCCACGAGGACGTCACGGCTGCCCTGCACGCCGGCTACGTGAAGCACGGCGTCGTGCGGACGGCTACCGTTCTCAAGTGCGACATCCTGGACGGCGGCACGGTGATGCTGAACGTGAGGGTGTCGTGGGTGTCGAAGGACGACCCGGCAGACCGCCTGGAGGTGGACATGCCTGCGATCCAGTCGAGCGTTCGCAAGGAGGGCAACCTGAGCCCGGTTCAGGTCGGGATGGCGCTGTCGTACGCCGTGAAAAACGCAGAGTTCAAGTGCTTCGCGCTGACCGGTGACGACACGCCTGACACCGAAGAGGAGGACCACCGCGAGCCTGCCGCTGACACCAGCGAGTTCGCGAACGGAGCGGGCCAGGAGCACCTGCGTCGGTTCGAGGCGGCACAGACGATGGATGAGTGGAAGGCGGTGAACGAGGACATCAAGTCCAAGTGGGATACGCTTAAGCACATCAAGGGCTTCAGCGAGGACCTGGTCCGAATCCGCACCGCGGCGGCGGAGCGCATCCGCGGGCAGCGCCAGCCGGGTCAGGAGGGGTGATGCTGACTCTAATCGACCTGAGCGCAGAGTTCTGGCGCAACTACTACGGTAGCGGCTCGGCGCTCGACGCCTACACGCTGACAATCGATCGCGTGCAGTTCTACACGCGCGAGTGGCCACGCACGGTCGTGTGTTGCGACAGCCCCAAGAGTCTCCGAAAGGAGATGCTTCCCTCGTACAAGAGCAACCGCAAGCCGCGTCCAGAGGACGCATGGGATTCCCTTCGTTCGGTGGAGCAGCGGGTACGCGCGTGGGGCGTACCGGTAGTGATGTGCGACGGGTACGAGGCGGACGACGTCATTGCGGCGCTGTGCTCGCAGGCGTTCCCGGAGGAGGTGCAGGTCATCGGCTGCGAGAAGGACCTGTACTGTCTGCTGGCCACCGAGACGGTGCGCCTGGTCGGCAAGTCCGGATACATCTTCGCCAACGACTGCGTGACTAAGTTCGGTGTGGCGCCCAGCCAGATGCCGGACTGGCTGGCGCTGGTGGGCGATGCGGCCGATGCGATCCAGGGGTGCCCTGGGTGCGGGCCAGGGCGGGCGTCGGCGCTGCTCGAGATGTTCGGCACGCTCGACGGGATTCGAGCCGCTTCGGACTCGGACATCCTCTCCGTTCCTGGTGTGGGCAAGAAGACCCTGGAGGGCCTGCGTTCGTGGGACCCGACGATGGCCCGTGAGCTGGTCAGGCTTCGAGACGACGCACCGGTGTCGTTGGCAGATTTGTTTCAAGCAACTGCGGCTAGCGCCGCTCAGGAGTGACATGGCAACGAAGAAAGCAACCAAGACGGAAACCAAGGCAGTCATCATCACCACCTCACACCGAGGTGTGTTCTTCGGCGACCTGGAGAAAGGCACCGAGGAGAGCCGAACGGTCACTCTGACCAACGCGCGCAACGCGATCTACTGGGCCACGAGCAAGGGTTTCATCGAGCTCGCGCAGGTCGGCCCGAACAAGTCGAGCAAGGTTGGCGCGACGGCGCCGCGCATCGTGCTCCACGACGTGACCAGCGTCACCGAGTGCACCGAAGCAGCGGCAGCGGCGTGGAGGGCGTTCGCGTGAAGCCCGAGACGCTCACGTTGCTGAGCGTCGATGACGTGGTGCGTGGCGGCGCGTGCGCCGGTGGCGTTCATGCTTTCCGAAGCAAGCACTTCCCGCTGGCCACGACTGTTGCTGTTGAGGACGCGCTGAAAGTCGCCGACGAGGAGTCGGCTGCGTACATCCGGCGAGCCGCAGGGCTCGCCGGCTACGGCTACGGCTACGGCTACGGCAACGGCAACGGCTACGGCTACGGCGACGGCTACGGCTACGGCAACGGCTACGGCAACGGCGACGGCGACGGCAACGGCAACGGCTACGGCTACGGCTACGGCTACGGCGACGGCGACGGCTACGGCTACGGCTACGGCAACGGCTACGGCAACGGCGACGGCGACGGCAACGGCTACGGCTACGGCAACGGCGACGGCGACGGCAACGGCTACGGCTACGGCAACGGCAACGGCAACGGCAACGGCGACGGCGACGGTTAGCCCATCGTGCCGTAAGTGGGCCCGGTCAACCCAACGTTGACCGGGCTCACTCGCGTTCCGGCCTTTGGCGCAAACGGCTTGGTTGGTTGCTGCGGCTGCGGCGGCGCGACGGACCTGGCGACATTGGCGGCGCGCTGGCTAAACGCGGGCGTGCCTGCCCCGTCCAGGTCGAACAGCAGCGACATGCGCATGACGAACTGGTCATCCAGTTCGTCGCCCATGTTCTGGGCATTGGAGATGCGGTCAATCAGCGTAGATTGCATGCGCTCGTACAGCGGCCGGTACAGCGTACGCATGGTCTCTACCTCCTGCGGTCTGATGTCTCCACGACTCATCGAAGAGAGAACGGAGCGCGGGTTGGTCGCCGCATTCCAGTACACGGACCAATCCTCGATAGCCTCGTTCGTCGGCGGGTACCCATTGGGGCGAGCCATGCTGACAGCGACGCTGGACGGCAGCCGTTCGAGCAGGAACTTTCGCACCTCTGCAGCCTTGCCGGCTGCCACCGCGTACACCTGCGGCTCCTCGGATGCCATGTCGCCGAACTCGTCCGAGAACCGACCGATGAACCCGGCGTCGTCCTGCAGTGCGTCACGCTTGGACGTGAACGCGGACTGAGGATCGTTGTTGTCTCCGAGGAACTGAGCGAACCCGAGCGTGGTCCCGAGCCTTGCAGCGGTGCGTGCCACCTGTGGGTCAGCCGGCGCGATCAGCCTGGCGGGCGCTTTGGCGCCCTTGACGCCGCTGCGTGTCTTGCTAGCCGCGATCCAGTCGTCCACACTGCGCCCCACGGTCTCCTCGGTAGCTCCGCGCATGGCCTCGAACGCTCGCCGGAACTTCCCGGTGGCGAGCTCGGTTGCGCCCCTGGCGATGCCGCCCGCGATGATTGCGCCAGGCAACCCGCCACCGAGTGCGCCGAGAGCCGAGGCTGCCACGCCGGCCGTGGTGGACAGGGACTCCAGCCTGCGCTTTGCGGCCATCGTCTCGTCGCCAAGTTTGAACGTGCGGTCGATCTTCTCGACCAACTCGACGATGCGAGCCGTCTCTTTCTTCGATGCCGTGCCGAACTTGGCTCTCTGCTCTGCCATCTCCTTCAAGGCGCCCAGCATGTCACCGACGTGGCGACGCTCTCCGCCTCCTGGGTTTTCCAGCAGACCCGTTATCTTGCTCTCCCATGCGTCGAGAGTATCGAAGGCGCGGTAGTCGGAGCCGGTGCGTTTGAAGACCGAATCCTCGAACACCTGTTTCGCTGGGAACCACTTCTGGTGGTAGGTGGCGTTGTAGGCCTTCTGCATCTCGCCAGCGCGACCAAACGTGCCAACGTCCTCCAGCGAGGAGCGGATGCTGTTTGCGAACTCCTCGACCTTGGGAACCAGCGCTTGGTACTTAAGCGGATGCGCCAGGCTCTTGCGCGAGCCGCGCTCGAGAGCGAGTTTGAACTGGTCTGCGTTGCGCTTGAAGTCGTCCAGCGCGTTGAAGATCTCGGAGCCGTCAGTCATCTTGCTGATGGCGTTTGCGCGTTCGACCAGCGAAGAGGCAAGGTCGCGCACCGTGCCAGAGAAGTATGTCGCCTTCTTTTTCCCCAACTCTGCGGCGTACTGCTCGGCCTGAGCCTGAAGCTCACCGGCCAGCTTGTTGGCTGACAAGGCGATGTCACGCGCCTTGGCCTGCTGGGCAGGCAAGTTGTCGCTGATGTTCTTAGCAACGTCGCTCTGCTTCATGGCGCGCTCTCGGATGCCTTGGCTGAGCTTGTTCAACTCGTTCAGGTCGGAGCGCATCTCCTTCGTGGCCGTCTCGATAATCTCCGGCTGGTGGCGTGCGAGCCGGCTGTCACGTAGCCACCCGCCGCCCTCCTTGATCGGGTCCTCTCCACGGGCCACGCGGTCGACGATGTCCTCTGCCTGAGAACGGGTGGCGTTGCGCTCGGCCTTGGCCACACCCTTTTCTGCATCGATCACGGGCTCGGCAGCCTTGGCTGCAGTCTCGGCCACGGACTCAGCAGCCTCAGCTGCTGGCTTTGGGCTCACGCGAACTGGGCCGATGTATGTCCACAGCTCCTCACCTGCGTCATCGAACTTTCGGATGCGGCCGGTGATGTAGTCTTTGCCCATCTCCTGAGCAGCGGTCCACCGGTGGCGACCGTTGCTCATCTTCAGCTCTCCGCCCTCGATCGTGAATTGAGGCAGCCCACCAGGACTGGATCCGAAGTTGTCAGTCGTGACGTTGCCAGACTCCTGGAAGTCCTTCCTACCCTTGATGCCCTCGACTCCTGCCCGGTCTCTCTCGTCGAGCGGCAGGGCGCCCATGTCTTCGACACCCTTGCCTGCACCCAGGCTGTCAGCAGCCTCAGCAGCCTCAGCGAGGCTCGACTGGTCAGCCTCGGCCTCGCCATAGAAGTCCACGATCTTGCCCTCTGACTGCGGGGGCGGTGGAGTCGCATCAGCCGCTGACTGCGCGCGTGCGTACGCCTCCTGGGTGCCCTCGTCCGAGGTGAGAGGAACGCCGGCGCTGGACTCACCAGCTTCCTTCGGAAGCGGTACCGCCTCCTTCTCGCCGGCCAGACGCGCCGCCTTCATCTCGGCTTCGTCGGCCACGTGCGCCGCTTCCTTGGCGGCTTTGCCCAGCTTTCCGCGCACTGCCTTGAATGCCTGCGGCGCCCCGCCCAGGACGCCGCCCACGCCCGCCCACAGCAGCGTGTTCGTGGCGTCCTCGACCGGGTTCTCGTGGAGGAATTGGCGACCCTCTTGGAACGCCTGCTGGCTGGCTGTGACGAGCCCGCCGGCTACCGCCTCGCCAGCAGCAGCGGCGAGCGGCGCAGCCTCGGTGGCGGCCGCGATTGCGGCGCGCGCCCCGAGCTTGGCGGCGCCCTTGGCGGCGGCCCTGCCGGCCGTGGTGGCAGCGGCAGATGCCCCTCCGGTGGCCAGCCCCAGCGCGATATCCGGAGCCAAGTCAGCGGCGAAAGAGAGGTACGGGTGCTCCTCCTGGCTGAGGTCAGCACGCTCGCGCACGGCCTCGTCGCTCCCGAATCCCTCGACCTGCCCCAGCGTGGCGCCACGCACGACCCGCTCCGCCTGGGCCAGTGACTGCTGGGCCACAGTGCCGTACTGGGTCTGTCGGTTGTGGGCCTTGACGTCGTCAGGCGTGGCGGGCTGATACCCGGCCTGCAACTGCTGTTCGGCGACCGTCGGGTCGGCGAGCACGATTCCGCCGTTGGGCGCAATGAGAACTACTTTTCCGCCGCTCGTGATGGGCATTACTCGTCGATCTCCAGTACCTGTCCGTCCGCCGATTGCACGCCGCCACCTTTACCACGGCCAGCGTTGATCTGCGCGCGCTGCCCGCGGTAGCGACCCAGGAAGTCGTCCACGCGGTCACGCCCATACAGCGACACCGCCTTGGCGTAGTTGCGCTGCCAGCGACGGCGTTCCTCTGTGGTAGAATTGAGCAGATCCTTCTCGTCGGTGAGCGGTAGATTCTTGGAATACTCCGCGCGTTCTGCATCGGTTGCAGCAGCACCAGATGAGGCCTTCACCTGGGCCTGAATCAGTCTCCGTTGCTCGCGCGACAGAGCCGCGCCCCTCTCCGACGAGTACTCGTCCGGCACACGCCCGCCGATGAAGCCGGCTCCTTCGATGCCCTTCTCCTTGATGTCCTTCTTGTTGGCAACGTTGCCAGCGGCGTCGCGCTGGATGCCGATGTTGTTGTCGATCTCGTTCAGCGAATGCTCCGCGTCGGCCAAGCCCTCCATCCGAGCCACGAAGTCCTTTCGGCTGTCGGCCGGCATATCCTCAATGCCCTTCATGCTGACCGGAGAAAGCTTGCTGGCGGCCTCGTAGTGCTTGGCAGCAACGTCCAGGTTGGGCCCGGTGCGCCCGCCGCGTACGGCTTGCTGGTACACCTCGGTCGTCTTGCCTAACGACTGGCGCTCGAACTCCTGTTGTTCGGCGAGAGCGCGGCGCTTCATCTCGGCCAGCACGGGAGCGGACTGGTTCTCGATTGACGCGGCGTCCAAGGTCTTCTTGTTCACCTCGCCCTGCTTTGCAAGCAGGTCATAGATGCGCGACTTGGCTGCGGAGATGACCTGATTCTCGTCGCCGATCTGCTCGGCCAGAGCCTGCAACTTGCTGCCCCGCGTCTGAAGCTGGTTGCGTACAGAGCGGTCGATGTTGCTCTCGATCATGCGCAGGCCAGCGTCCGAGCCGATGGCCCCGAGCAGCGCAGCGCCGAGCACGGCCGCGACCTGCCGGAAGCTGTCACCCTGGGCGAAGCTGGTGTCGATTGCGGCGTCGTTCACCGCGCGCCGCTCGTCGTTCAAGCGTTGCTTCTTGGCCTCAGCCTCGCGCTGGGCGCGCTGCGCTTCCTCTCGCTGAACGGTGATGCGCATGGCCTCCGAAAGAGCTGACTTGCGCAGCGTGTCGGCTTCAGCCTGGCGAGCCTGAGCCGTGGCGTCCACCGCAGCCTGATTGGCATCGCGCATCTCGCCGGACTGGCGCTTTGCCACTTCGGGGTCGAGCGCCCCCGTACGCTGACCAGGAACGTACCCGGCCTCACGCCCCTGTACGTAGGTTCCCTTCAGGGCCCGCTGGGCCGCCAGGCGGTGCAACTCAGCGGCGTTTCCAGCGTCCGACGGGGCAGGGGGCATCGCCGAAGAAAGCGCCTCTGGTGCCTCCACCGGGGCAGGCGCCGGGGCAGGCTTGGCAGCATCAGGGTTCGGGATGTAGCCGCGTGCCTCGGGCATGTACGGCTTGGCGTTGCCCAGGAAGTCGGCCGCCTCCTCGGGGCCAGAGTTCTCGCCAAACGGGTCGTTGCCAAACACCGCTCCGATCGGGTCATCGCCCGTGGCGTCGTTCTCCGCCAGCCGCATGTCCGGTTGCGGTGGAGTCAGAACGTCTTGATACGACTTGACCAGCCCGGCGAGTTCCGGGTCCTCGGCTACCATCGAGGTGCCGTCGTCGAAGTGGAACGTGCCGGCGCCGCGCTCGTCGTTCTCGGGGAGTCCGTCCAGGGGCTCGAAACGGATGGGGTTAGCGACCACTGGCGGGCTTCCTTTCGGCGATGCGGTCGATCTGCTTCTGCAGGTCGTGAAGCGCGGCGTGGTGCGCCATCGTCAGCCGCGTCGCGTCGACCATCTTGACGCCGCCGACTTCCTTGACCGCAGACCGGAACTCCGGCGTTGCCTCGAGGTCCTGGGCCATCATGCCGGTGAAGCGGCCCTTGCCGTGCCGCTCGTCCTTGTAGGTCCACTCGTACCCGGCGGTTCGCCGAAGCGAATCGGCCATTGACCGGATGCGCTTGATGTCCCTCTTGACCCGCTTGTCCGAAGCGGCAGCGCCTGCCGTAAGACCGGTCCCCACGAACCCGAGCACCTGCCCCAGGAATGCCGACTTCTGCTGCGCGTTGGCCATGTCTACGCCCTGCTCGATGGCCAGCTTCTGGAGTGCCACTTGTTGGTCCGCGGCGAGCATTCGCCAGGCCAGCTCCGAGAACTGGGCCTGAACCTGGGACGCGGCGGTTGTGGCGTCGATGCCCTTGGCCTGTGCATCCATCATGGCCTGAATGCCCTGCTGGCGGGCGGCCTCGCCGAGCCCGGTGAAGAATCGGACCTGGTTGTCGTTCAGCCCCAGCGTCTGCACCTCGGCCCCGAGGTTCTCGCGCAGCACGGTGATGTCCTGGTCCCTCACCCGGCTCGTCGCGTCGATGACGGCCTGCTTGGCGGCCAGCGCCTGCTGGTCAGCGCCCTGCTGCAACTGCCCCGCGCCCTGCAGAGCGTTCAGCGAGAGTTGCCGGTTCTGCGCCGTCTCCTGAGCCTGCACGAGCGCCTGCTGTCCGCGGGTGTCGGCGGAGATGCCGGCGCCTTCCGCTTGCGCGCGCTTAGTCGCTTCGGCGACCGCCCCTGCCCCGCCTCGAGCCGAGCGCGCCAGCGAGATCTGCGCGGCCTTGTCGCGAGCCGCCTGGAGACGGAGCATCGCGTCAGCGGCGCTCGGACCCGCCGGGCCGTTGGCGAATCGCGTCAACGCATCCGCGCTGGCCCTCGTGGCGGCTGGGTTGAACTGGTTCAGGTTGTCGATCGCCGACTGCTGTTGCGCCGCCGCCGCGCCGCTCTCCTGCATCTGTGGCGCGTCCCGGCCAGCGACGGTGTTGGCCTGCTGTCGCGACGACTGGTTGACGACCTGGCCCTGTTGCGCGGCATTGGCACCCGTCTGGTTCAGAGCCTGAGCCTGCTGCTGGATTCCTCCAGCGTACTGCCCGCCCTGGACGCCGAGCTGGTCGACGCGCTGGCCCAGGTCCGTCGAGATGAACTCCGGTGGCTTGCGAGCCTCGAGCGCCTTGAGTTCAGCGCGGGCCGCCTCGAGCGCGTTCTGGTCCGGTGGGTTGGCATTGGCGGCAGCAACCCGGCGGGCCTGCGCGGCGTCAACCTGTGCAGCCCAGACGGCATAGTCTGGGTTTGGCTTCTTCGCGGCGGCCCCCAGGTCAGTGGAGCCATTGCGCAGCGCGTCTGGCGTGCGGAGTGGGTCCGGCTTGATGGCGTTCACACCAGCGCGAACGAGCTCGCTCCCGCCGAGAGTGGCAACGCCTAGACCAACTCTGCCGATGTCTCCTAGAAGACTCATGGTTCAGCCCTTCTGTGCGGTGTCCCTCAAGGCACTTCGGCCAGAGGGTGTGAAGTCGACGGTTGCGTAGTTGAAGATCATGTACGCGCTAGGATTGGAGTCAGCGGCAGTACTCACGAACTTGATCCTGATGCGGTCGCCGCGCATTCGCTGCGGACCCCACTTGAGGGTGATGCTCTGCCCTGAGGTATACGTGGGTGAGGTGAGCGTCTTTGCGGTCAGCGCCGTGTAGGTAACCCCATCGTCGAAAGACAGAGAAGCGGTCAGAGTGCAGTTGCCAAGCCATTCGCCAAAGAGCTGAATCTCGTCGAGCTGTCCCTGGCCGCCTTGCCCGAATGGGTACAGCGTGCCCGTCTCGACGGTGGCCGTCAGTTGGTTGATGAACACCGGCTCCGGCCTGGACTCGTCCTGGATGCTGACGCCAAGACCCGTGCTTCCCAGAATCACGTGGCGCCCCTGGAACTCAGCCGCCGAGAACACGCCGTTCAACTCAGTTCCAGAGTCAATGAACCACATGTCGTGCTCCTGGTCGTGAATCAGGGCGCGACCTGTGGTGCCTCCGGTGTTGTTGCACGTGAACACCACGAGCTGGTCCGTCTTCAGGTAGACCGCGCTGGTGATGACCGGGTAGTCTCGGAGCGTATCGCGCACCGGCTTGCCGACGAACACGGGCGCGCCACCGCCGCGCGGCAACAGGAAGATGCTGTCCGCGGCGAGTTGGAAGTAGACACCGACCTGCGTCTCCACGAGGGAACGCCACCCGAGCCTCCCGCCGTACAATCCGCCCGGCGACGGCAGGCGCCTAGGGAATCCCAGGTCACCCACACCGTTGATGTCCAGCCCTTCGCCGCTGAACTCCAGGATGCTGTTCGCGGTAAAGGCGATGCGACGCTCGTCGAGACGAGCCACAGCCAGGACCTTCTCTGGCCCGGAGGCGATGCCACCCAGATTCTGGGCCCACGTGATCGGCTCTCCAGGGAACGCCGCCCGGCTCTCCTGAATCTCGCAGTCCTGGAGCAGGCCGGCTGTCACCAACCGATCCGAGCTGGACCAGATGTAGCGGCACGGTAGCGGCGAAACGAAAGGGTTAGGCCCGGACCGCGCACCGCTTGCGCCCTGCGTGTAGATGACCGCCTCGTCAGCCAGTGTCGAGTCGGCCTGCGTCAGCGAGACGGTGACAGACCCACCGAAGTTGGTGACCGACACCACCTCAGCCTTGTCGCGCAGCAGTTGCTTGTCGGGAGCCGCTAGAGAGCGCCAGATGACGACCTTGCAGGCGCTCCCGTACTCCTCGTTCGTTGAATTGCACCGAAGAGAAAGCGGCGAGGTGACGATGACGGTGATGGTGTCATCAGACCCTCCCATCGTCACTTCGGCGACGTCGCTCGGCTCCGACTGGTGCAACTGCCCCTGCTCGTCGTACCACTCGAACGTGGCAGCCAGAGTGTACAGCTCGCCCGGAGTGATCGAACCAGACCCGTTGCTGGGCGTTGCTGAGATGATGACGGGGCGGTTCAGGAAACCTGCCTCCACCACCTGACGGCCTGCGTAGATCTGGGGTGCGCCGCCGCTGATGTAGAGTTGGTTGTCAATCGACGCGCACTGGCGCCGCTCGCGCACTGCGAATGCAATCTCTGCCACTACTGGGTTTCCGCGACCGTCCTGGTCGTTGACAATGCGCGCCCAGTAGTACCGGTCAGCCGTGGAATCGTACGCGATCGACGGCAAACGACTGGCCAGCGCAATGCCCGCCAGCCCCTTGTCGGTCGCGCACACGATCTTCTGCTCGGGCGAGATAATGCGCACACCGCCGAGGAAGTTGGTATCAACGTCCGCGTTGTCAGCGAACAGTCCGCCGAACAGCTCTGTGACGCTGCCAGCGGTGACGAGCTTGCTGTTCAGCCGGACGTTGTCCCATTGCTTCGGGAAGTCAGCGACGTGGGACGACGCGACGATGCGCACCTGGTACACGATTGGATCGCCGTCGTCCTCGAACATCACCAAGAGGGTGGTGGTGCTGTTGGACGTGACGCACATGACCGGCTGCCGCAGGGTCGTTGCCCCGCCAGCGAGACCAGTGGTGCTGTTCTCCAGCGCCCCACCCGAGATGAGGTAGGTATACAGGTCCACCTCAGCGGGCAGAGACTCGACCACCAGCAGATGCACTCGTGTTGCCTGCTGGAGCACCGAAAGCCTGACCGCGGTCACAGCTGGACCGGTGATGGTCTGAGTAACCGTGCCGGTAGAGTCGAACAGCTTGATGCTGACGGTTGGTGTGTCGCGAGAGAGCGCGACCACGAACCCGGTTCCCGCTTCGTTGGTCCTCGCATCGAAGGTGGTGAGGTTCCCTGCGCCAGCAGCAAACGCATCCGTGAGCGCCACCAGGTCGGAGTCTGTGGCTGGGTTGTAGCGGTACAGCGGAACGCTATCGTCCGCGGAGTCGGCCGCGATGATAAAGAACACCGATCCTACTGCCACGACCCGTGCCACGCTTTCCGCAATGCTGGTCAGCAGGATGGTGGAGTCTGTGTCCGGGTCGAAGATGTGGACCTTGGCCCCGTCGGAGCTTGCGGAAGAGGACGACACGCAACACACGAGTCCGCCGCCTGCCGCCACATCGATCGCGTTGACGTCCGAGTCCTGAGACGGGATGCGACCGACGTCCCTGACCTCCGAAGCGAGACCAAGCCTGGAGTCTCCGTCGCCGTCCGTTGGACGCCACGCAAACTGCGTCTGGTTCACGTACTCATAGACGTCGCGAGGCGGCGGTGTGTTGCCGAGCCCGTTGGTCGCTCGGTCGCTGGCAAGGGCAAGCAGGCGGCCGTTGAACGACACCAGATCCGTGAAGTAGATGGTCGAGGCAGAGATCGCCGAAGAAACGGCAAGGGCCGTGTAACCGTTGCGCGGTCCGAGTCGCCCATCCCGCCGCATGCGCAGATTCTCGACGCGCTTCAGCGCGCCTTCGGGCATGACCTTGGGGTCAACGTCCTCACGCGAGCCGCTGCTGAACGGGATGGTGATTCGGGTCATGAGCGCCTGACTTGGAAGTGCGGTCCGTCGATGAGCGGCGACGCCTTGGGTCCGCGGGCAGCCTTGTACCGGGCCACGTAGTTCTCGATTGCCAGCTCCAACTCCGCAGGGTTCAGGCTACCGAGTTCACGATCCCACACCGCGCCCCACACCACCGAGACGTTGAAGTGCAGCGCGGCCTCGCGCATGGCGATGGCGACCTGGTTGCATAGCGGCTGTTGCCATTGGAGTCGTCCTCCTACGTACGGCACCAGGTCCACCGCGTGACCGGTCAGGTGGTAGCTATCGAGCGTGCGCGATGCGCCTTCTGCGAAGAGTTTTGCCTGGCGCTCGCGCGAGCGCACACCCTCGAACACGGAGAAGTCCACGGACGTGGTGGAGATGGCACGGCGCACGCACTGCACGAGCGCCGGGTCCACGCCGCGGAGGTTATCCTCCGACTTGTCGCCGAGCATGAACTTCACTGCGACACCAGCTTGATGAGTTCGCTGATGGGCCCGGCCAGACCCGGCTTCAGCGAAGAGAGAAGCTCGAGCAGACCGAGCACGATTCCAACGACCCCGCTGTAGCGGCCGAGCGCTTTGGCCATCTTCATCGGCGACGCCTTCTCGAGCGCGGTGATGCGCGGCGCCTGGTCGGCCATGACGAACTCGGACAGCGTCTTCAACTCTGCCCTGCTCAGCGCCACCTCGCGGTGGAGCACGTTCAGGTGGCCGCTCATGGCGGCTACTTGAACGCTCACGTCACGAATCGTCGGCTCGTATTCGCTTTCGCCGCTGATGACCTGGGGCTCCAGGTCGCTCGCAACGGAGAACGGTTCGCGCTCGCTCACGGCGTGCCCGCATCGGCGGGTGCCGCATCGCAGGCCTTGACTCGGTTCACCACATCGATCGCATCGGCAACGGTCGCCATCTTTGGGTCCTTCGGGAGCACGGTCAGCGCGTTCAGTCTACACTGAACGGCCTGCGGTAGTGCTCCCGCGACAGAACAGCCGAACAGACAGACAAGGGCGAAACCGGTGAGAGTTACATGAGTCGAGCGATTGCGCATCGTTTCCTCCTGGGTCGAATCGTACCCGGCAGGGAGGCGTCAGGCAATGTGCGACAACAGTGTCAAAAAGGGAATCGTATGGGGTCACATTGCGTGGCGTTTTTGGTCCGCTAAGGTTTCAGGATGAAGTCACCTCCACCTGACAGCAGCCGGCTCACGCTGGCTGAGCTACTGAACGCGCACCGGCCGAGGACTGGACGAAAGCCCAGCGTATCCCGAGAATGGGACGAGGAAGTCGTGCGCGAGTATCTGACCAGCGGGCTGTCGCTTCGGGACCTGGCGGCAAAGCACGGGGTCGGTCTCGGGGTGGTAAAGCGGGCGGTCAAGCGGGTCCGGGAACGCATCGAGTCGAGCGAGAAGGAGACGGCGAAGTGAATTACGAAAAGTACGACAACGCGCTGCGTGAGCTGATTGCCCTGCTCGAATCGAAGCCGGAGGAGCCGCACGCCGTCTACGTGCCGATGCCGACCACCGTTTTCCTACTTCGGCGCCTGAACGCGCTGTGCGCCCGCAACATGCTCCGGTCGAACTGGCATGTGGTTCACGAGGTTCCAGAGCAGGGAAAGAAGGTCACCCGATGAATGCGATCCACCCGCCACGAAACCCTCGTCTCCCGCCGCGCCATGCCGTTCCAAAGGTGCCGCGACCGCCAGCGGTGCCCGGAACCCGGGAGCGCATCGAGGACCAAGCCCTGCTCAAGAAGCTGGCGGGTGGCATGGTGTGCGCGCTCCTCATCATCATCCACTGGATCACAAGTGTCGTCCGATAGAACCTTCCCCACCCAGCCACCACCCTCACCGTCGACCATGGCCCAAAAGCTCCGCGCCGCCGCCACAGAGGCCCGCCTCAGAGCTCGCCGAGAGGAGCAGCACGCCCGAGACCTGGAGAGCGCCGCTGCCAGCCTGGAGGTGCGTCGGTGACCGAGGAGACGGCTCACGAGCTAGAGGAGTGCTGGTGGTACTTCCTGGTCAGCTGCGCATTCTGGGCTCTGGCGCTGGCGATCGTGTTTCGCGCGTGATACGCCTCCCGGACCGAAAGGAGCCACATGGCCATCTCCAAGATCGTAAAGGCTTTTAACGCCAAACGCACCAACGGCACGTTCGTATTCGTGAACGTCAACAATGTCCGCCAGGACCTCACCTCCGAAGCGGACACGGAGTCCGCCGCCGATGCAGCGCTCGAAGCTCAGATCGTCACGAAGCGTGACGCTGCCCAGGGTAACGTTGACGAACTGAACGAGGTTCTCACTCTCGCGTCCACTTGAGCTTTAACTAGCCCAAACGCGATCGCGGCCGTACAGGATAGGCATGAAGTTCATAGCCATCCTGTGCGGCTGCACCATTTTGGTGGGCATCGGTCTATGCGTCGAAAACGAGCCGGCGCCTCCTGTGGGTACACACTCAGAGGTGTGTAAGCTTGGCCAGCCCTGCCCCCCATGATCAGAAGAATGCATCGATAATGATCGCGCCATCTCCACCTGGGCCACCGACGCCACCCGTAGCGACGCCAGTTCCGGCCGTGCCGGTGTTGACGAACGCCTGAGCCCCAGCGCCGCCGCCTCCGCCGGGGAATCCACCGGCGCCACCAGCGCCACCGGTTACGTTCGTGTTTGGGTCCGTGGTTCGGTTCGAGCCTCCGCCACCGCCCCCGTCGCCCGCGCGTACTCCGTCCCCATCTGAACCTGGCCCACCTGCGCCGGCCGTGCCAGTACCAGCGCCGGCCGTTCCAGCAGTCCCGCCTGTGGTCCGTGAAGGCCAGCCAGAAGCGCCGCCTACGCCGCCAGCGACGCCGCTCGTAGCGCCGGCTCGCGTGCTGCCGCCACCACCACCACCCCCGCGCCGAGAGCTTCCGCCAGCGCCAACTGTGCTAGCTGCCGTCGCGCCTCCGAGTCCGGCGGCCCCGCCTCCGCCGCCAACAGTAGCGTTGCCGCCTGTCATATCGACAGCAGCCGTTCCACCGTTGCCAGACGCCGCCCCTCCGAGCCACTGGTTGGACCGCGTAAACACCGTTGTTGATGCTTGGTCTGCCGTGCGCGGCTCTCCTCCGAGCACCGATGAAGTCGCGTTCGCCACCGGGGCATCAGGACCTGTCCAGAGCCCGCCGCCGCCGCCGCCCTGCGTGAAACCTGCCGTAGAAGACCGCCCACCAGGCCCACCGCCGAACACCTTTACCACGAGTGACGCAGCCTCGGTGTTGCCGCCAGCGGTGGCATCACCCGAGGCGTTTACGGTGGTGGTGTTTGAAGAGCCGGCCGTGTTAGTGACGCCTCCAAGTCCAGGAGCCCAGACGATTGGCAGTGCAGCGATCAGGTCAGCCCGCGAGTACTCGCGCTCCTCAAACGCCCCACCGCCGCCAGCCCCCCCGGCGCATGTGGACGTCATGGCAGAGGCGTGGCTTGCGCCAGCTGCCGACCCGGCACCACCGGCAGCGTAGAATCTAACTAGGAACCAGTTGCCCTGCGGGATGTCTGTCGCCGCTGACCACGTCGCGGCGGCTGCCACAGTAGCCCCAGCGTAGGATGTCCCGACCCGCGTCGAACTGGCATGAACGTATACGGTACGTGACAGGTACCCAACAGACGTTCCTGTCGCCCCAGACGGAGGCGATCCAGTGGCGCCTGTAGCGCCAGTAGCACCAGTAGCACCAGTAGCACCAGTTGCGCCTGTAGCGCCTGTAGCGCCTGTAGCGCCTGTAGCGCCAGTTGCGCCAGTGGCCCCAGTGGCCCCAGACCCGCCGCCTCCAGTCCACCAGTCATCCTTGCCGTTGCACTGCAACTCGCAGCGACCCACCGAAGAGAGAACCAACTCGTCCAGGCCATTGACGGTGCCGCCCACGGTCTGAATCCGCAGGTCGTTCAGGTCGACGCTTTCGACCAGAGCCACGATGACGCTGCCCCGGTTCTCCGGGCGCGGCCTCGGGAGCAGCAGCGTCATGCCGCCCGCGCCTGGAGCGCACCGCACCACCTCCTCTTCGTGGGCGAAGTAGTTGCTCGTCTTGAGGTTGGTGACGCCCGTGTTGCGCTGAAGGTCTGCGATGTCCAAACGCAGCGCGTTCAACTGCTCGAGCAGCGCGCGCTCGGCTTCCTTGTCCAGACCGGGAATCTGGCGTACCGGATGGAAAGCTGCTGGTCTAGCCGGCTTCTTCGGCAAGGGTCACCTCAGAAGTCGTTATCCCACAAGCCGAAGGTGTCGAACTCCAGACCGTCGCCTCTAGCGTTCCGCGGCTCCATCGAGAGCCCGTCGCTAAGTCGGCCAGCGCGCGTCTTGATTCTGTCTTCGGCGCGGTCCCGTTCCTTGACGGCGATGTTGTAGGTGGCATCCGTCAGGCCATCCTTCGCGCGCATCTTGATGACCGTCTGCCAGATGGTCCACTCGATCCATGCAGCGTGACCGCTGACCACTGCGGTGTCGCTCGTGATGGGCGTCCAGGCCTCGAGGTACCAGAGGCTGTAGGTTCCTCCAGTTGGCACCGGCACGATCATGATCTTGCCAGCGGTCTCGGTCGTGGCGGCCCCGAAAGGGATGGTCTTCAGGATGTACCCGACCGGTGCTCGCGACGTCGAGGAGTGGTACCAGCCGTCGAAGTTGAAGTCGTGCAGCGCAGCCGTGGGAAGCGGGCGCAGTGCGCGCCAGCGGTTCGTCTCGGTCTTCACGCGCACGCCAAAGATGGCGACCGCGTTCGTCGGCCAGTCGATGACGACGTAGTCCTCTCCGGACACAGCCGTGGTCGGCAGCGCCGCGGGCGTCGTCTGCTGCAGGAACGTGCCGTCCTCCAGGAACGACACCATCTCGCGCAGCTCCTGCCACGCGATGTTCCACAGTTCCTTGATGGTGGTCGTGCTGTGGCGCTGCTCGTACCCGTCATTGTTCGACCGGTACTGGATCTGCGCCACGATGGCGGACAGCGCGAGGAACTGGGAGCTCAAGCGCTCACCTCTGGTGCCAGAAAACCGTGACGGCCACGCAGGTGGTCGACGTCTCGATCGAGAGCGGAGACATCGGGATGACGGTCACGCCGGCCGTCAGGAACGTGATTGTGTTGGCGGCGCCGGCATCGTCGATGTAGCCGAAGATGTCACCGGTATCGTGCTCGATGACGACCTGGTTCGGAATGCGCTCCGGGATCGAGTATCCTCCCGCGTTCAGCGACCCATTCCACAGGATGATCTGCGAACCGAAAGAGGTGAGCCGCCGCGAGATCGACGGCGCGAATGCATGCTGCGGGACTCGTTGCTTGGTTGCCATGACCGTCTCCTAAGACGCTCGGCCTGGGTCGGGGAAGTGACCACCCCACCCAGGCCGGCGCAAACTTCAGCAGCCCTTGCCTTTGCCCTTGGGCATCGGTTTCGGCTTCGGCTTGGTCTTCTTGGCCATGTTCACTTTCCCTTGTTCGATGCGTGCCCGGAGCGCGCGTGCCTCTTGTTCCGTCATTCAGACCTGGGCCCATTGGGCGAGCGGAGTGTAGCGCAAAAACTTACGTTTGCGTCCGGAACGCGATCGGGAGACGGTCTCCAATCCAGACGCCGCCGGACCAGCGGAGTTCGGCGCTCGCGAGCCCAGTAACCTGGACGATCAGGCTGTCGGGAGTCGGCGTGGAGTTGATGGCGAACTTCAGCAGCGTGCCGGCAGTGTCCGCGCTGTCCTGGGTGTGGCGGTAGACGTGCCCGTTCGTTTCCCGCACCCGGGCGATGACGTGCAGGATGTCCGTATCCGTGGGCGCGTTCAGGGCCGGCGTGGCGTCGCCGTACAGGCGAATCTCGCCAGCACCCGTCGCCGTGACCACCGAGTTCGGCTGCGCGTGGGTGGCTTCGGATGCCACCGTGTTCGCCGCCATGTCAAGGCCGCACGAGATGTTGATGGCCTTGGCCCCCGAGGGAAGGGCGATGGTGTACCGCCCGGTCGCGACTGCCGTGCTCACGATGCTGAACCCGGGGGTCGTCTCCGCCGTCACCGCGGTCGCTGCCGCCGTGGCGAAGGTCGCCTTCAGCGTGTAGGTGTTCTCGAACGCGCTGACCAGCGTCGGAGCCGTCGCGCTGCCGAGCACCAGTGCCCGGACCGCGATCGCGCCCACGGTGTCATCGTTGGCCACCAGCACGAACGCCTCGACCGGAGTCAGGGTGTTTGCCGGGAAGACCAGCGCCGGGCTGGGGAAGCCACCGACGTCCGCTCGGCTGTTGTTGAGCGGGTCGTTGCTGTCCCAGCAGGTGAACGCCACCGCGTCGTCCGTGAGGGCGTCGAAGGTGTAGTCCGGGCCCCGCGCCAGGGTGGGTGTTGCGAACATCCCAGACAGGGCGCTGGGGTCATTGGCGAGGGCCGCGCGCAGCTGTCCATACAGGTTGCGGTCGGCTCCTCGCTGATTCTGGACGATTGAGTTGGCCATGGGTTACCAGGAGAGCAACAGGCTGAAGTAGAAGGTTCCGTCGAGAGGGGCGCCGATGTCTCCCGCGTCATCGCGGTCGTACACGCGAAGGTTCGCGGTACCGGCTTCGGGGTTGATGTCGGTCAGCACCAGGTCGTTGGCGTTGGCTTCCGTGGTCGTGCCGGTGTCTTCCTGGGCGCTCAAAGGAATCACCTTCTTGCACTTTGGGAAGGTCACTGCGGCAACTCCCGAGGAGAAGCTGCCGCACGTGCACAGCCCGCCGACCTTGGTCACCGTGCCGCTCAACACGGTACCCTCGAACACGGCCACGCCGGAGTCGCGAAGGTACGGGTCGACGAACAGCGGGAAGGCGTTGGGCAGGGGCATTAGAGCGCGACTCCCGAGATGTCGGCGCGACCCTGGCGCCAGATGCGGTTCGATGCCCAGTGGAAGAAGTCACGGATGCGAATCTCGTAGTCATCCGTGGCCGTCTTGCGCAGCATCTTGAGGCCATCACCGTTCAGGACCTTGAGACCCTGACCGAGGTGGCGCTCGACCCAACCGTCCTCCTTCATGTCCATGATGAACAGGTCGTCCTGCTGCATCTGGGGCACCGCCACGACCTTCGCGGTCATGTCGCCGTGGACGATCTCGATGTAGTTGTAGCCCATCACCGCGCCCTTGCCGTCGAGCAGGCGGTAGCCGCGCGCCTTGGCAATGCGGCTCAGGCTGGTCCAGCGCTTCTTCGAAAGCGGGAACACGAACTCGCCCTTGCCACCGTAGAGCGCGCTGACGTGGTCGAGCGCGTTCTCGATGACGGTGTCGAGCTGTTCCCCGGAGACCAGCGAAGAGGGGAGGCGGAACCCAGCCAGGCGTTGGTCGTTGCCGCGGTTGACACCGAAGTAGTTCGCTGCCGAGTCGATCGTGGTCGACCAGCTCGAGGGAACCCAGTCCTGGTATCCCTTGGCCAGCACCGTCGTGACGCCGCTCCCCTGGAAGTCACCGTACGCGAAGATGTAGACCTGGTTCGTCGACGCCGCGGTGTTCCACGCCGCGTGGCCCGGAGAGCCGTTGCTCGTGGACGACACGTACAGGATGCCGTTGTCGTGGTCGATGTTGACGATGTAGCCCTTGGACCCGCTGTCGAGCAGCGTGTGCGCCGAGGACGCGCCGGTGTTCACCGAGGTCTGGATGATCTGGTGCTTGCGGAACCGGTTGACGAGACCCGGCTCGGCGAGTTGCACGACGCCCGTGGACAGGTCCGTGGTGCCACCGTTCGCGGTGCTTCGCGCCATCGCACGGCCCGCCGTGGTGACGAACTGGGCCTCTTTGCGAGCGCCGAGGTTCTCGAAGATCTCGCGCATCGAAACGGCGAACTTCTCGAGGTAGGCACCGTCCGGGACGCCGCCGCTGCCTTCGGTGGTCGCGAAGTCGAGCTCCGAGATGTTGAATCCGGCCTTGTAGGCGAAGTACCCGACGCGGAACTCCTCGCCGTCGAAGTTGGCGACGTCGTCACCCTGGTCTGCAATCTCTTGCACCTGGGCGCGCGTGCCGGCCATCGCGACGGGGCCCTGGATGTACGCAGGGTAGCCGTAGGTCTTACCGGGGCTGTTGTGTGACCGCTGCTCGAGCATGGCGAGCAGGGGGTGTCCGATCTGGCTGAACGCTTCCATCGAGCGCCGATCGGGGAAAAGATCATGCGCGAAGCTGTCGATATAACCCGACATTTGACGTCCTCATGGTGTAACAGGTGGCTTGCATCGCGTCGGTCGTTGCGCCTTCGACGCTGCGGCTCGCCTATTGCGGGGCGGACGTGCCCTCTACCAATTGGTCCCGGCAGTGGGAACCCGGTTTTCCCGCCGGGTCGGGTCTGCGGGTCAATGCTGACCCGGGTAGGTCAGCTTGTCAAGTTCCACGAATCGCCGCGCAGCAGCCTGTTGATCGCCACCTTGCTGACGCCGAACATCAACGCCAACTCCACGCTGCTCCAATTCCCTGTTTTCCTGAGAAGTCGTATGGCGTTAGCGCACCCCCACCCGAACCTGGAGTTCGCGCAATCCTCGGGTCTGTGCCTAGGGGCGCGCCGCTTCTCCTTCATGTCCGCCATGTTGTCCGCGTGCGTTCCCAGGAACAGATGGGACGGGTTGACGCACGACGGGTTGTCGCATCGATGGCACACGCACATCCCGTCCGCGATTGGCCCGTTGTGCAACTCCCACGAGTATCGGTGTGCCTTTTTGAGAACGCGCTCGGAGATGTCCCAGTAGTGCCCGTACCCATGTCTGGTTTTCGAGGCCTTCCACGTCCAGCACTCATCCGGACCGCGCACATCCACCTTGGGCCAAAATGTGCTCACACGAACTCCGCCGCCGGTACCTTGCCCACAATCTCGCTGTTACGCTCGCTGCACCGCACCAGCCGGTAGCTCACGCCGTACAGGTCGAACTTGATTCCGCACACATTGGCACGGAACGCCGCCATGTCACCGCGCTCCAGGCGCCCATCCGGCACGTCCGGGCCCACTTCGGCGACCTCGGAGAACATCATGCGCACGCCGTCGTTCTCCCGGTTCGGATTCGGGGTGTCATCATCGCGGTTCTCGTACTGCTCGTCGGTGCGCTGCCCGCGGGAGAGCGTCGAAAGAGGAGAGAGAATGCTCGACTCGCGAATGCCGAGGATCTTGCGGTGCTTCGCGTCGTTGTCGACCAGCAGCACGTAGTCCCCGATCGGGATGACCGGGTGACGGGTGTCGAGATGAGCCATGGTTTCCGGTCCAATCCTGATGCCAGCGCACTGGCCAAACGGCATGAGTTCCAGCTTCGTTTCGCCGATGTCCAGCGAGTCCGAGAGCATCGAGAGGTTGCACATGACGGGCGTTCCGGCACCGACGTACGGAGGGCACTCCGCGCTCGCCTCGACCACGCGGAACCAGCGCCCGGTATTGGGCTCGGCCTTGCGGCGCGAGTAGCTAACGGCCTTGATGACCGACTCGGTGTCCTGGTGCAGGTCCGGCGCCTGCTCCAGGGTCACCCATCGTTCGAACGGCTGGAACCTCACGAGGCACCGCTCTTTCGCTGAAGCTCGTACTCCGCTTCCTTCTTGGCCAGGATCTCCTCCAGGTCCTCCACGACCTGGCCAGCATCCGCCAATTCCTCGATCGCGAACTTCATGGCATCGGGCCCAGCATCGGCCACCTCGGCCAGCTTCTCTCGCTCGAACGCCTGGCACTCCTGCAGCCGCTTACGCAGCCGCTTCACCGTTTCATCCAACGTCATCGCCAGTATCCTTTCTGGGACAACGAGCCAACCACACTGGCCAAATCCTCTGCGTACGAGTGTACGTCCACCCATTCCTTTGGCTCAGGAGCAACAACACTCATAGCCTGCTCGAATAGCTCTGTCTTCAACTCCACTGAAGCCGTGATGAGCCCTCGCTCAGACTTAACGAGGTCAGCCAAAATGGTCTGCAACTCGTTCACCACTGGTCTCATCTCGACCAAGCGATCCATCCACTTCGCGCGCTGAGCCTTAAGCTCCATG